ATTGTCGGTGCATCTCCATTTCCAGAACCTGTAGCTTCTCCGTATGCAGTAAATTATTATGGGCGGGATAATATCCAACCAAATCAACCAACTGAAGGACCGTCCCCTATTGAAGCTACATTACCGCGGTTTGTAAATTATTTAGCTGACTATTCTGGGTGTGGTCATTGGCGAATTTTATGGCCTGAAGCAGTTATTAATGCTAGGGGTGATGGTATGTCTCAATCTACTACTGCCATGGTAGTAGATCCGAGGTGGTATACAGGGGTAAAGGCTGTAAAGGTACAAAGACAAGCATCGTCTGCTCAATTAGAATTTATAAAATTTCTTAAGAAAGTACAACAAGAGCACGACTTTAAGATTATATATGAAGTGGATGACGTTGTGTTTAAAGAGGTTATACCTGATTATAATAAATTTAAATTTGCCTTTGACACTGAAGAAGTGAGACAAAATTGCATTGATATAATCAATTTAGTTGATGAAGTTACAGTTACGTGTGATTTTATGAAAAAGCTCTATGTTGAAAAAACCGGGCAAAAAAATATTACTGTTATACCAAATTTTGTTCCCAATAGCTGGATGGGTCAGATATATAATCCAAGAAAACTTGAAATAGCGTATGAGCAAAATAAACGCAAGCCAAGAATTTTATATACAGGATCTGGGGCACATTATGATGTAGATAATAAAGTAGGTGGAAAAGATGATTTATTTCAAGTAAGAGATTTTATAAGAAAGACAGTCAACAAATATCAATGGATATTTGTTGGAGCGTTTCCACCTCAGCTGGTAGATCTAGTTCAGGAGAAGAAAATAGAATTCTACCCCTGGCAACCCTTGTTAAGATATCCATACTTTATTGCAAATCTAAATGCACAATTAATGGTTGCACCGCTTCAAGTAAATGATTTTAATAGAGCTAAATCAGATATTAAGTTTATCGAAGCATGTACTTTAGGAATTCCCTGTTTATGCCAAAACATGGAGACATATTCTACTGCTCCAGAAACCCTAAGATTTGACACCGTGGAAGAATTTGAGAGCAAGATAGAGAGAATCCTCCGCAAGAAAAACAAGTATAACCAAAATATACATAAGCTGAGGCAAATAGGCGAGAAAAGAATTTTGGAAATAGACAAAAATATAGGTTGTCACATCGAAGCTCTAACTACTCCCTTTGGTAGTGATGAGAGAGAGTTTTTGAAAGAGTGGAATTAGGAACTATCTTATTATAATAAGATAGATGTCGTATCGCAATGTTGTATATAACGGTCGTAACCGTTGCGTTAATTTGTTTACTTGGGATACAGATGGTAAACGTGTAATGCATGAATGCTCTTTTGAACCTTATCTATATCTTGAAAACACTGCTGGTGAAAAAACCTCTATTTACGGTACAAAAGTTAGAAAGCGTAAATTTAATACAAGTTACGATCGATCACGGTTTGTAAGAGAGTCTAATGTTAAGCGTGTTTTTGAAAACATGCCCCCTGTTCAGCAGTTTTTGCTCGATTTATACTGGGAGGAAAACGAAACGCCTGAGTTTAGTGCTCATCCGCTAAAAACATGCTTGTTAGATATTGAGACGTACTCACCGGACTCTTTTCCTAACCCAGAAGACCCTACACATGTTGTAAACGTTATAACATGTTATGATAACTTTACTAAAAAGTTCCATACATTCGGAATTAAACCGTATAACGGCAAAGGTCGACCAGACCTGAATTATGTTTACTGTAAAGATGAGCGAGAGATGTTTATTAAATTTATTGAATATCTTGAAAACGATTATCCTGACATTTTAAGTGGTTGGAATTCAGAGTTTTTTGATATACCTTACATTATTAATAGAATTGAGCGAATACTCGGTCAAGATTATGTAGATAGACTATCACCGCTAGGTAGAGTACATTTTCGAGCTGTTAAAGGTAAGTTTGGTAGAGATCTCAAAAGGTACTATCTTGATGGTATTGCGTGTTTAGATTATCTAGATGTATACAGGAGGTTTTGTTTAAAGCTTCGTGAGTCATATAAACTTGATGCAATTGGTGAGGTTGAATTAGGTGAACGAAAGATTGATTACGGGGATTCGAATCTCGCAACCCTATCTGATGAAGACTGGGACACATTTATTGATTACAACATTCAGGACGTTAATCTTCTTGTTAGGTTAGAACAAAAGCTACAATATGTCCCGTTATTGAGAATGCTCTCATATGTTGGACTGACTACTCTAGAAGGGGCAATGGGTACCATTCAAGGGATTAATGGAGCTCTCTGTATTAAGGCTAGGCACCGAGGTGAGATTATTTCAACATTTGTACGAAATGCTGATACAGGTAAAAATCCTGGTGCTTATGTTGCAGAACCTAAACAAGGATTTAAAAATCATGTTGTTTCATTTGACGCAAATTCACTATATCCAAACGTGATGATATCTCTTAACACTTCACCTGAAACAAAAGTAGGTAAGGTAGAGACAACAACAGATAGTAAAGTTATTATACAACATGTTTCTGGTAAAGTCTTTGAGCTTGATAAGCCCTCTTTTGCAAAGTTTCTAAAAGAAGAACAGTGTTCTTTATCTAAAGCCGGAGTTCTCTTTACGCAAAAGAAGAAAGGAATTATTCCGGAGTTCTTAGAGTATTATTATAATAAACGCGTAGAGATTAAAAAAGATCTATATAGGGCGAAAACTAATCTTAAGAAGGTTAAGAAAAATACATCTGAATATACTGATGCTAAGTATGAGGTCGAACGACTTAATACTTCACAGATGGTTATTAAAATTCTTATTAACTCGTGTTATGGTTACATGGGTAATAAAAATGCTCCTATTGGAGATGATGATATTGCCTCCTCTGTAACGCTGACAGGTCAAGCGGTAATTAAGTTTTCGAATGAGCTTATTAAAGAATTTATTAAAAAGGAAATACCCACAATTACTGATCATGAATTAGAAGAATGTATTGTATATAATGATACTGACTCATCATATGTTTCTATTACACCGCTTGTAGATAAGGGTCTAAAGTTTTTAGATGGTAATGACATACATCGTGATACACATGACAAGATTCAAGAGATTGAAAATTATCTAAACGAGGGAGTTAAAAAGTGGGCTAAAAAGTCCCTACTATCCAAGGATAGTAGATTTATATTTAAACGAGAATGTATTGCTGATGTTGGAGTGTTCCTTCAGAAAAAAAGATACGTGATGCATATCTTGGACGACGAAGGTATTAAGGAAAATAAATTTAAGTATACTGGTGTTGAAGTAGTACGTACAACTATGCCTAATGCGATTAAACCTCATGCAAAAAAAATTATTGAAACTATGTTAACCACACAGTCTCTTTCAAAGACAAATGAAGCGCTTAATGAAACTTATGATATATTTAAGAAGCTTACCCCAGAAGAAATTGCATTTGTTATGGGTGTAAAGGGGTATGAAAAGTATGCTGTAAATTGTAATGAGTTTGCAACTGTTAAGAGTATGCCTATTCACGTTAAATCAGCGTATTTTTATAACTTATTACTAAATAAACTTCAAACAGGTAACAAGTACGAGGGGCTAGGGTCTGGGGATAAGGTTAGATACATGTATGTTGAAAAACCTAATAAATATGGTTTAGATAGTATAGGGTTTAAATACGGTTACCCTGATGAATTTAAAGATGTGTTTAAGATCGACTATGATAAGATGTTTCAAAAGATTTTATTTCAAGGTATAGAGCGTTTTTATGACTGCGTGGGTTGGAAAATCCGCCGCCCGGCTGAAAATGTACAAGTTGAATTATTCGACCTGTTCGCCTAAATAGAGGTATGGCAATGCAACCCGGTGGATACACAGACAGACCAGAAGACGATAACACCACTAAAGCACACCCTGCTTATAATAGAGGTAAAATGAAAGGTATTTTAGAAACATTAGCGATCATGCGTAATGTAATTGTTGGAGTTGATGACGGTTCCGGAACTATTAATTCAGAAGAAATTGAAAAGATACGTAGATCAGTTTTTATCATGAAAGAGGCCTTAAACCACGCTTCTGATAAATCAACATACCTCTCAAAACCAGCTAAAGAAGCTTTACAAGAAGCTACTAACGTAGCTAATGAATTACGATATCAGTAGTTGCCTTTTTTTGTAAAGTAGATAAAATATTATTATGGCAGATACAAAAATTAGAACCATTGTTGATCACATCGGTAGAACAGTTGTTGGTAAGGCCACCAAAGAAACCAACGCAACTATTACTCTATTTAACCCGGTGATCATTCACGTACAACCCGATCAACAGACCGGACAACTTCAAGTACAGTCCTTTCCATACATTTTTATGGAGTTCTTAAAAGATAAGGATAAAAATAATTGGACCTTCACCAAAAGTGCAATTAGTGTTTCAGATTGTGAGCTTGATGACAGGATCCTCACGCAATATGAAAATATTAATAACCCCGCGCCGCCTATTCAACAGAACACGGCGAGTAAGGATGACGTTGTAAAGCTTTTTGATGACGAAGAGGAAGAAGCAGAAGCAGTGGTCGCTACTACCTAAATAAGCAGGTTTTACATTTATGTCTTTTTGGCATACAAAATGGTTTGCTGAGGAGGGTGATACTAACCATAATTTAAATCACAATCTAGATGATAATTCTATTGTGCTGGAAATTGGAGGCCATAAAGGCAGTTGGGCGTCACAAATTTTCGAAAAGTATAACTGTAAAATTTATATTTTAGAGCCAGTACCTAGTTTTTATAAAGAAATAAAACAAATATTTGCAAATTCACCCAGAGTCGTTCACTTAATGAAGGGAGTTTCTCCTGATATAGAAAAAAAAATTACCGTTACTGTAAATGGAGATGCAACAACCAGTTTTCCAGCTAATAACGATACGTCACACAGCACTACTGAGATTAATCTTTCTCCTATTGAGTCGATATTAAAAGAATTTAATGTTTACGACGTCGACTTAGTACAAATTAATATAGAAGGGGCTGAATACACAGTTTTAAAGGAATGGATTAATAGTGGCATCATAAATAGATTTAAAAAATTGCAAATTCAATTTCACCGCGTAGAGGGAATTGATTGTATTTCCGAAAGACATCACATTCAAAACAAGTTATCAGTTCTTGGGTACAATAAAGTGTTTGATTATCCGTTTGTCTGGGAAGCTTGGGAAAAAATATAAAGACACACCATGGATTTTTAGATAAGTGCTATAAATATTTTTACTATGAAACTAACTAAATACACACACAACCCAATCACAGAAATCGAAAGAGCCTTTGACGGTTTTTTCAATCTGACACCAGTCTTTCACCAGTTGGAAGAAGTATATAAAACAGGAGATCAAGTCCGATTTGCATCAGACGAAGATACACTAAGTGTACAAATTGATCTACCTGGTGTCGTAAAAAATGATTTAGATCTTTCTACGGACACTGATCAACGCGAAGTTTATATTAAGGCGAAGCGTAAAGTAAAAGCCCACGACGGGGAAAAGGAACAATCCTATAATAGGTCGTTCTCAGTTGGAAGAGAATTTGATCTCAACAAGATCGATTTCACTTATGTCAATGGAGTCCTTGAGGTAGATGTACCTCGTAGGAAAAAAGAAGAATATATCAAAACTTATAAAGTTTAACAATTTATGGGCCTAGCTAGCCCAACCCGGGTGTGCCTGAATAAACATTTTAAGCAAGAGTGTTAAGGGGGCTGCAACTTACATGGAGGGTCAACTGACTATTATGTGTAGGGGA